CGAAGCCCAAGGAAGTTCAGCAGTTGGAAGAGCTCTTTTGTTTTCAGTGTGCCAGCCAAAGCAACGTACTTTCACGCGATTAATTACTAATGGATCGTGGCGATCTTCGACTACACCAGTAAACCAGTTAAAATCAGTAGACTTAAACCCATCTTTATTATTAAACATAGCCATTAATTATATCCTGTTAATTCTGTCACTGTACCAACTCTAAAGCCTTCAACTCTTTCCATAGCGTCAAGAACTCTTTCTTGCTCAGCGCCATTCAAATCTTTCATTTTAGCGTCAGGGCCACCGCGGTCAGCTGGAACTGCTGCTGCCGAAATAACTTGCCTTGCATATGACTGAGTATTATTTTCAAATGCAGGGGCATATCTAGCAATAGCGGCAGAAATTGGTTTATCCTTATAACTGGATGTAGTAAACAGCAGGTCTGCTTTTGCCTGTCTTCCAGCTGCGTATGATGGCATAATTGCAAATCTAGGATCTCCACCAAGAGAACCGCGGGCTTGCATAAATCCACCTTCTTCAATATTTCCTGGATTATGATTTCTCCAGTTTCTTGCGCCTTGACGTCTTACAACACGACCATCAGCTAATCTTACAATATTATATCCTGGTCCAAAATCTATAACTTCAGTAATTACTGAAGCTGGATCATCTGGAACTACTGTACCTTGAACAGCTTGAGAAGTAGATGGAGCTTCGCCAGAATCAATATCACCCGCACTAAAATCTTGGCCTGATGCGGATCCAGTTTCGTCACCAGCAACAGAGGCTGGAGATTGACCATTTGCTTCAGCTTGTCTTTGCGCCGTATCACCAGTCACAGCAGCTGAATTTGCCACTGCGGCCGCTAATGCTGGATCAACTTCACCAGGACCATAACCTGGAACAACTTCAGTAGCAATAGGTCCTTGTTGCTGAAGTCCACCAGCGCCACCGTCTGGATTCTGTCCAATTACATTAGTTATTTGTGGTCGAACATCAAATGCTTCATCTCCATAACGAACATCTGCTACACCTTCAACTGGTCTATATTGCAAGTCACCTCTGTCAATGCCATCCCGAGCTAGTTTAAGACGTGTATAATAACCGGTATTATCAAATGTATGAATTGAAGATACAATCAAATAACGACCAGAAAGCATTTCATCTCGGTCGCCTTTTTCAGATCCGGATCTTGGAATGATCATTCCTATCTGACGACCTGGAAGCAATCTTGGATCACCGTGAATTTTAACTATATGCTCAATTTGGCCAAGATTAGAAATGATTGCTCTTTTCTTTGCGCCAATATATGGCATATGAGCATGAATATTTACTTCATCTTTATCAGACATTGCCTGCATATTTACTGCGTAAAATAAGTTATGTGCATCGGGCGAGTTTGTATAATCAATGCCTGATATACTAAAATCTGGATGCATAACAAGATCTTTATCCATTGTCTGGATGTCGTCTCTCATTGCATTAAAATCTTGAAGCTGATAAGACTTAGAAGTCCAATCTAAAATATGTGTGCGAGTCGTATATGAACCATCACGAAAACCTTTGTATGGAGAGAACCCAAGGTTAGATGAAATTTCTAATATACGCAATCTTTGTTCTTCAAAAGATGCTTCTGTCATAGCATCAGCTCTTAAGAAGAATGATTGTGTATAATTATCAGCTTCTTCAGTTGAAATCATATTGTTATACGAATTCAAAACTGAGTTGCCACCAATAAAAGTTTCATAGCAAAAGAAAGGAGAACCATTTGGAGCAGCTGTCTTCGACAGAATTTGCATAATAGCTTCTGAGTATGTTTGTTTAGTTGGAATATAAGTCATTACACCTGTTGATGAACTATCACCAACTAGAAGCTTAAATGAATTATTATCTGGTCTTAAAAAGTCATTATAATCAGCAAGTGTTTTATTTAAATCATCAACACCGCATTCTTCATATAACCTTTTCAGAATATCTGAAGGTGGACCTTTCATTACATGTTGAACTCGTCTCATTTTAGAAACAAGTCCAAATGCTGAAACACAGCGCAATGTATATGCTTGAACGTCTGGTTTAGGCCTTGCAAATAACGGTATATCAATAATATACCAATCTGATTGCATATCTTCTGCTTGACCTTGACCATCTAACTGTTTGCGAAGAACTACAGATAATTTTTCGTTACCGGTAATATTCAATTCTTCGAATAAGTTGACGCCATCAACGATTCTAAATTCTCCAACCATAGCTTGTTGGAAAATAGATTCGGTGACTTCGAATGTATCTACAAGTTGAGTAATATCTCTTTCTTCACCCGTCGCCGAATAGATTTTAATTTCCATTCGAAACGCACCGGGATTACCTACACCTGTAGAATTAGTAGGATGTAAACCTGATTGCTTCATTGATTAATTAACTTCTTATAAGCCCTAGCAAAATCTTCAACAAATCCTTTTTTTAATACTTTGATTTGTTGCTTTGAATCATTAAGTCTTTCTTCATATTCTCGATAAGTAACTTCAAATACCTCGGTTTCACCTTTAGAATAAAGTGTTCTTGGGATTTCCATTCCGTCGATGTCTTCATAATGATGGGCAGCATTTATTTGGTCCTCAACTGAAAAATCATAGACAACAGTTCTAACCCATCTACCACCAGATGTTTGACCATTAATCTGAGTATCATTGCTAAAGTTACCAGTTGCGTTTGTAATTTCAAGACGATTCATGAATGTATCAATTTCTGAAATAGTAGCAGTGTGGCCAGAGTTATTACCAACAATCTGCTCTCCGACAACCCATTCCTGATCAAGCACAAAATGATTTATACCTGTCATACCAGATTCTCTATATCCAGTTATAAAAGTTTTTGTATACTTTTGTGCAATTATTTCTTGAAGCTCATTATATTCTTTCGGCCATGCGTGCAAACCTTCATATAAATGCTCATTAATAATAAATAAAGTCCAGTAATATTCTGGAGTATCATAAAACATTTGAGAAATCTGATCAGGTCTTTCATTCTCTTGAATTTCATATAACGTATAAGCCATTGCATCATCAATTTGAATATCGGCTCGAATATTACGAAAAATATCAACAACTAAAGTTCTTGAATTTGGATCGTCTTGAAAATTGTATGACGTTAATGGAAAGTTTTTAAAATAATGAGGCATTATAATAATCCTCTAATATCTGCTTGTGTAAGAACACGAGTCTCTTGAAATGTAAGCGAAATATCAACTTCTGTTGGAGCATCATCTCTATGATGTAAATGGCCGGAACCATTGAATGAAGTTTGAAAGTTTGTCAAATAGCTTTCATAAATTTTTGGATAATATGGATTTTCGTTTGCTAAACCATTCTTAAAATGAATCTTCCACTTAGCAGGGTAACTTAATAGATAACCTTGGCCAGCGGTGTCAGCATACATAAGTTCTCTGAAGAAATTTTGAATATTTTTAATATCTGCTGATTCTGATTGATTGTCTGGAACCAATTTAAAATTAAATACAAAAGAGCGGATGTTCATGTTTTGGAAAGCTGTAGTAGTATTAGGATTAATTGCAATAGATTTTGATTGTTGGTAAATATCACTAACTCTATCTGCACCAGGAACCATTGCGGCGTTTTGAATCATCTTGCCTGCCATAATAGTTCTTAAATCTGCATTTTCATTTGCAGCTGCAGTAGCACTATCTAAAACAGACTTTACTGCGTCTTGGTTGATTCCACCAGAAATTCCTGCAGCAATATCAGCACCAAGTGGACCCATATCAAATGTAGAGTAACCAGCACCATCTGCAAAAGAAACACCGGGTGGCATATACAAAGCACAATGGCCAATGGATCCACCATCTTTATCGTAAGCAGTAAATGTGACAAAGCCAGATTTACTGGTGTATAGATTACTTGGAAATATTAAAGGAGCTCTAAATGCCATTCCAACCTCAGTTATAAATATTGTTGAATGTAGTTATGATTATTTATAAGGCAAAATGGCAAAGACTTACAAAGGCAAATACACAATTAAAAAGCCTAAGAAATATCTAGGAGATCCAACAAAGGTAACTTATAGATCTCTTTGGGAACGTCAGGCTTTTAGATGGTGTGAAGGACGCGATGACATAGTTGGTTGGTCGTCCGAAGAAGTTGTAGTACCATATGTGTGTCCTACAGATAAAAGAGCTCATCGATATTTTATTGATCTTAAGATAAAATTTTCAAATGGAAGAATTGTTTTGGTTGAAATTAAACCAAAGAGACAAACAGTGCCTCCTCAAAAACCTAAGCGTCAGACTAAAAAGTATTTGACTGAGGTAATGACCTATGTCAAAAATGAAGCAAAATGGAAAGCCGCAAGCAAATACGCAAAAGATCGTGGTTATCATTTCGAAATCTGGACTGAAGACACTATGAAGCAATTAGGTATCAAACTCCTGACTGGATAATATAAATAGTATTATCAAACTAAAAAGTAGGAATTATGGCCGAATCATTTTTCACAGACCTCGCTGCAAGAGCTTTTCGTGCTGGTGTTACACCTCGCACCGATCAGTCACGTCAGTGGTTTCGTAATGAAGTGAAAAATATAAAAGTGAATAGAAGATCACTACTTAAAGATCCATCTCTTGAAAAAAGAAATAAAGCTCGAATTGGATCTATGTACATGTACTTCTATGATCCAAAACATAGAGAAACATTACCGTATTACGACGTGTTCCCATTAACCATTATGGTTGAACCAGTTCCAGGTGGTTTCTATGGATTAAATCTTCATTATCTTCCATTAGCTTTAAGAGCAAAATTGTTCGATCAATTGGTTGATCTGACTAACAATAAGAAATATGACGAATCAACTCGATTCAAATTAAGATATGACTTATTGAAATCAGCATCAAAGCTAAGACTTTTCAAACCATGCTTCAAACATTATCTCTATTCTCAAATTGAAGGTCGTGTCGCGATGGTTGAAGCTCCTGTGTGGGAAATGGCTTTATTTCTACCAACAGAGCAATTTAGAAAATCTACAAAGAGTGCTGTTTGGAAAGATTCCAGACAAGCTATAAGAGGATAACCCATGCCGTTTCAGAATCCAATTGATGATATGAAAGCAATTGTTGGTAATCAGGGCGGATTCGCTCGTACCAATTTCTTTGCGGTTACCTTTAATGGACCGGCATCTATTTCTCCAGATCCAGTAGTTGTAAATGCTCTTTGTGAATCAGCGCAGCTGCCAGGTCGTTCAATTTCTACGTTTGAACATGGAATGACAAAGCACGCAATCAAAAGACCATATGGTTATATTAATGACGATGTGACATTGACTTTCTATGTTACTAACGATTTTTATATTAAGAAACTTTGGGAAGCCTGGCTGAATTCTGTAGTGAATGATGTAGGTGATAAAGTTGGCTATAGAGATGACTATGCTCAAGACGTAGTTATTTCAGTGCTTAATTTAAATCATAATGAAATCCATCAGGTAACTTTAACAAAAGCTTATCCAATTACAATTAATGCTATTGAATTAAACAATGGTTCTGAAAACGAACTAATGAGATTAACAGTAACTTTGACTTATGAAGATTACACTACTAAGTCAAATAACTTTGAAACAATCTCTTCAATTCCAGATTTTAATTCGGCATTAACAATTCCAGCTGGTGGTATTTCTTCTTTGCCGTTTAGTCCTTTTGGTGATATTTCAAATCAATTGAACTTTACATCTCTTGACGATTTGAAAGACGCTTTACAAGGTTCATTAAATGGCGCATTAGATTCTATTCAAAATAATATTACAGGATCTATTAAAGAAGTTATTACCTCAGTAACAAGACCAATCACATCAGCAATCAATACTGTTACAAACTCGATTACTGGTGGATTTAATCAAATCGTTGGTACTCTTTCTGGCGGTGTAAATGGTATAATAAATAATGTTACAGGATCTATCACCAGCACGATTGGTGGTATATTAAACAACCCAGCATCTCAAATTGCTGGAAAAATAACAAGTGGCATTAATAGTGTGACTAATAGAATTTCGTCCGGTATACGCGGACTATTTGGATAATATAATAGGAGTATATAATGGCTTTACCAAGAATTGATTCACCAAAATATGAGCTAAGAATTCCGAGCAATGGTGAAGTAGTAGAATATAGACCATACCTTGTGAAGGAAGAAAAAATCCTCATGATGGCTATGGAAACAAAAGATCAGCAACAAATGATTCGTGCTTTACGCGATGTGATTGCTGGTTGTACTGAAGGCAAGGTTCAAGTTGACACCCTTGCTATGTTTGATTTAGAATATGTCTTCCTTAAGATCCGCGGTAAATCCGTTGGTGAAACTACTAAGGTTGGTTTGAAATGTTCTGAGTGTAAACATAAAAACGAAGTACAAATTAACCTTGACGAAGTTGAAGTTCAAGGCGAAGTAAAGAAAAGCGCTAAAGTTGCTTTGACCGATAAGGTTGGTGTAGTACTCAAGTACCCAACAGTAAAGGGAATTCAAAAGCAGCTTGGCAAACAGGGTGGATCAGATTCCGAAGTAACGATGGCAGCAGTAGCAAGTGCTATTGAATCTATTTACGACGAAAACGATGTTTACTCTACTGACGATGAAAAAGCTGAAGATGTGGTTAACTTTTTGGATTCCTTGACATCATCACAATTCAAAATGATTTCCGGATATTTTGAAGATATGCCAAGACTAAAACATGAGGTGAAATTTAATTGTGCAAGTTGTAAGACTGAAAATAGTCAGACCTTGGAGGGTCTAACGAATTTTTTCTAGTGGCTCTCTCACATGACTCATTAGAGAATTATTATAAGACTAATTTTGCTTTAATGCAACACCACAAATATTCTCTAACGGAGCTTGACTCAATGATACCGTGGGAGAGAGAAATTTACGTTATGTTACTAAATCAGTTTATTGAAGAAGAAAATGAAAGAATAAAACAACGTAATAAGCGTGGATAACCAATATGGCAGAAGAACTAGGTCGCACATTAGAGCAATTGACCTCTACAATACAAGAGCAAAATAAAGAGTTAAAGCAAAAAGACTCTATGAAAGAGCTCGATCAGAGTATTACTGCTTTAGAAAAAAGCGGTACGGAAAACTCTGCCAGATTGAGGGAAACATTAACGCAAATTCAGCTATCTCTTGATAGTGCTACAAATG